CTGCATGCGGATACCGTGGCATTTGAAGAGAAGTATGGTTCCCAACTGGAGCTGATATTTCGTTTTATCGATCGCGCGCTGGCGATTGGTGTGCTGTCCTGATTTTGTGGAGAAAGTTGATGCGTGATATTCAGATGGTTCTTGAACGCTGGGGGGCATGGGCGGCAAGTGGTAACACCGGGGTGGACTATTCTCCGATCGCTGCCGGATTCAAAGGACTTTTACCATCTGCCACTAAACCACGTCCGGCCTGCTGCGATGATGACGGACTTATCATTGAAAACTGTCTTGCTCGTCTGAAGCAGAAAAAACCTGAGGAGTATTCGCTTCTCATTGCTCATTATTTGTTGCGAATATCAAAAAGACAGATAGCCAGGACGAGAAAGAAAAGCGAAAAAGCAATACGAATTGAGATGCAGATAGCCGAAGGGTTTATTGACGGATGTTTGTCTGTGCTGGGGGTAAGACTGGAGATGGACGACTGGCTGCTAAAAAAGTAAAAAATGATTAGTGCGGTCCGCAAAAAGTATGTCAGTATGTTAAGAGTGGTTACTTCGCCACACAGCTTAAACCCGCCGCGAGCGGGTTTTTTTATGGCTGAACGTTAAATGCGCTGGTGGTTGTGAATGCCGACTGCGGCGGTATTTTGGCGTGACGGCGCAGGTGCCGTATACCGATGTCTGGACGCATAAACCGGTGCAGTTCTATCCCGGGAAACATCCGTGCGAAAAACCGGCAGAAATGCTGCAGCAGATAATCAGCGCTAGCAGTCGTCCGGGTGACCTGATTGCAGATTTTTTCATGGGGTCGGGTTCGACAGTGAAAGCGGCACTGGCGCTCGGGCGTCGTGCAATTGGCGTTGAGCTGGAGACTGAACGTTTTGAGCAGACGGTTCGGGAAGTACAGGATTTAGTCAGCCAGAACGGATGATATTGAAGAATTAATTACGCGTCGTTATTATGCGGCTCCCGGCCCTTTAGCTCAGTGGTGAGAGCGAGCGACTCATAATCGCCAGGTCGCTGGTTCAAATCCAGCAAGGGCCACCATCACATACCGCCATTAGCTCATCAGGATAGAGCGCCAGCCTTCGAAGCTGGTTGCGCGGGGTTCGAGTCCTCGATGGCGGTCCATTATCTGTACCCTGCGTTGTTAGCTCAGCCGGACAGAGCAATTGCCTTCTAAGCAATCGGTCACTGGTTCGAATCCAGTACAACGCGCCAGACTTATTTTTCCCGGCTCGCTTTTGCGGGCTTTTTTTTAAATGTCTCACAATTCAGACGGTTGACAGTTGTCTGTTTTGCGGGGAGTTTGTTAAAAGAAACTGGCATGGTGAATCCCCCTGTGCGGAGGGGCAATCAGCGACTGGTGTTTTGTCACCGACCCTTATCCTTTCTGTGCGGGTTCAGGTGCTGATACTGAACTCACCGGGAGGCACCCGGCACCATGTGCATGATGATACAGATACGCGGCTTTAGCCCCTCTCCGGAGGGGCTTTCTTGTGGGCAAAAAAAAACCGAGTGGGTTCGGGCAACAGCATGAGATATACATTTTTATAATCGAATGGATTTTAACCAGAATTCATAAGGCTGCGCAACTGCGTGGCCTTTTTCGAATTGCGGGCTGTCGTCTCTCTTCTGCCATTGTCCTGTAACTTCCGGACTTCAGCCCGCTCCTTATTTTACTCACAATATTATCCCGGCCGGGAGGATTCATGGCATTTAAACACTATGACGTGGTCAGGGCGGCATCGCCGTCAGACCTTGCGGATGCGCTTGCTCAAAAAATTCGTGAAGGATGGCAACCATACGGCGGGCCGTTTTCTTCGTATACGGATGATGGCGCAGCACTTATTCAGGCGATTGTCGCAGAAGGTAATGTCACCACACCTGTGGTGGTGAAGCCGTCGGATGGAGAAGGCGCAGTTATCAGCACCACCAGCAACCCGGAGTATTACTTTGTTGTTGCCCTGGCCGGGCAGTCAAACGGTATGGCGTATGGTGAAGGGCTTCCGCTGCCGGAGACATATGACCGTCCGGACCCGCGTATTAAACAGCTGGCGCGTCGCAGTACTGTCACGCCGGGTGGTGCGTCCTGTAACTACAATGACATTATTCCTGCGGACCACTGCCTGCATGATGTTCAGGATTTGAGTAAGTTTTCACACCCGAAAGCCAGCGCAGCTCAGTATGGATGCGTGGGGCAGGGATTACATATCGCGAAGAAATTGTTGCCGTTTATTCCGGCGAATGCCGGTATTCTTCTGGTTCCGTGCTGCCGTGGTGGTTCTGCATTTTTGGCGGGCGATGAAGGTACCTTCAGCGAATCCACCGGCGCAAGCGAGACCTCGGCACGCTGGGGTGTAGATAAGCCACTGTACAAGGACCTGCTTACCCGTACTCAGGCCGCACTGAAGGCCAACCCTAAAAATATTCTGCTTGCAGTGGTCTGGATGCAGGGCGAGTTTGATTTGAAACAGGGTGCATACGCCACTCAGCCGGGGCTGTTTGATTCCATGGTGGAAAAATATCGTTCTGACTTGTCGGAATTCGGAGGTCAGTGTCTCGGGGGCTCTCCGTCATCGGTTCCCTGGATTTGTGGCGACACGACCTACTACTGGAAGCAGACTTATTCTTCGCAATACGATGCGGTGTATGGTGCATACAAGACGAAATCCGCAAAAAAAATCTTCTTTGTGCCGTTTATGACGGATGAAAACGGGCGAAATGTGGGTACCAACGAGCCGTCAGAAGATCCGGATGTTGCGGATATTGGGTATTACGGAGCCGGTGGTCGAACGGACGCCAAAACCTGGACGACGGCTGACCGTAAAACGCATTTTGGATCATGGGCACGTCGTGGGATTATTTCCGACCGTCTGGCAACGGCGATTCTTGTGCATGCCGGGAGAAACGCTGAATTCATTACCGGAAAACAGCCTGATACGGTGAAGCCCACCGGACCTTCCGGTGAAGGTACGGAGAGAGAGCCGGAAGCCCCGGTCAGTAACCGAACCCTGATGAGTCTGCTGGCGTCCGGCGAAGACCTGGCATCACAGGGCTGGCGCTATTATCACAAACCGGCGAGCGGAGACAATGTTAACAAAAACATTGCTGAAGCGGTGGTCAGTGATGCGGGGGCTACGGGAGGTAAGGCCCTGCAACTGAATAAACCGGAAAACCACATCTGGTTTCTGGAGCATGATGCAGCCGGACAGGGAGTGGAGTTACTGAAGAAGGGGGGACGTGTGAGCGTACGGTTTAAGTTGCCGGGTTCACTGGTGCCGAATCAGTTTGCCCTGGGCATTTACTGGCAGTTGTCGTCCCTGCCGGAGGGAGTGACGCTGGCAGAGGAAGGCAACGACATGCTGATGTCCTTCTTCCTGCAGACGGATGCGACGAACCTGAACGCGATGCACCACAAGAAGCCGAATGCGAAGCTGGATACGTTCGGGGTCTTTGATAACGGATGGCACACACTGGCTTTTGAGTTTGCCGGAAACAACAGCATTCAGGTGACGCCGGTACTGGATGAGAAACGGGGGACGCCGTTCACACTGGTGAAATCTCCGGCATCAGGGGCGGCGGACAAACTGCAACTGACAGGCATATCAAAGGCGGCGACATATACGCTGCTGATTGACAGTGTGAAGGTGGAAGTGAACAACGCGGATGCTGCGGCATGATAAAAAAAGGCCGCCAGCGGCAGGAATGGAAGCTGGCGGAGGTAATCCCAATGGAGAATGTAAAGAAAAGATGCTTTCGTATATCGGTTTTTTAAATGAAAACAGTTCTCATTGTCAACCATAACGGTAAGAAATTATGACATTTATTCATCAGGTGATGCTGTACTTCTGTACGGCAGTCTGTGTTATGTATCTTCTTTCGGGTGGGTACAGGGCAGTGCGCGATTTCTGGCGCAGGCAGATTGATAAAAGGGCCGCTGAGAGAATCAGCGCCAGTCAGTCAGCCGGAAGCAAACCCGAAGATCCGCTCATTCCGTAGTCACTTTCTTGACAACACCTTTCAACGAGAAAATCCCATGTCAGAAATCACATCCCTGGTCACTGCTGAGGCAGTGAAGGAAGTCCTGCGCTCTGAAGAAGTCCGGAGTGCACTGAAACAGAAACTCCGCCAGAACCTTGAGGCGCGTCTTGATGCAGAAGTGGATGCCATTCTGGATGAGCTGCTGGGCGTACCAGCGGTTCCGGAGCCGGAAGGCATTGCGGATGACAGTACTGTTTCAGATGGCGTCGGGTCTCAGCCTGACGGTAGTGAAGAGCCTCAGCCTGACGGCGAAATGATGATGTAACCATGCGCAGGGGGTGTCGGTGTGAGCTGATGCCCCACTTGTTGTTGTGAGCTTCCGGATTGCGGGAGACGGGGTATGTACCAGATGGAAAAAATCACAACAGGTGTGTCATACACCACGTCAGCGGTGGGAACGGGCTACTGGTTCCTGCAGTTGCTGGACAGGGTTTCCCCGTCTCAGTGGGCGGCAATAGGCGTGCTGGGGAGTCTGCTGTTTGGGCTGCTGACATATCTGACTAACCTGTATTTCAAAATCAGAGAGGACCG